TGGGAAAACACATGGACTATTTTTAGGGATAATCTAATTGAAATGAGATAGTATGTTTATATTTGATGTTGAAACGCTCGGTAAAGATTCCGATGCAGTGATTTTGTCTATGGCCGCAATCTATTTTGATCCCGATAAAGAGCCGAGCCACACACAGTTGCGAGAGTCCGCATTCTTTGCCAAATTCAAGGCCGAGCAACAAATCAAAGAATTCAATCGGAGAGTGGACAAAGGTACCGTTGAATGGTGGTCCAAACAATGCGAGAACGCACGGAACAAATCATTTAAGCCACATGTAAATGATGTGCCATTTGAATTGGGTCATGGTGCAATGAGCCAATGGGCCAAATCAAAGAGTGATAATGATTGTTGGGTATGGGCCCGTGGTAATTTGGATCAGATGGTACTGAGCCATATTGAGGATCAAATGGGCCTTGAGAATATCTGGTCGTATGCTAGATGGCGTGATGTAAGAACTGCGGTAGATTTTCTATATGGTACCAAGAATGGATACGTTGAAGTGGACACACCAGGCTGGATAGAAGCCTTTGATTCAAAGCTACATATTACAAAGCACAATCCAGTGGATGATTGTGTATTTGATGCGATGCAATTAATGTATGGAAAGAAGAATCAATGAAACAATTTATTATTACAGGCACTCATTCCGAATTTGAATTTTTTGTAAAAAGTAAATTGAAAGCATTTCCGGTGTTATATGAAAGAAAAGATTTTATTTACGTACCAGGTCCTGATACGTTTTTTGGTCATGAGGAAGTGGGAGGCTGGTTCTATGGCTCCTGGCGTGAGAGAAAAGATATCCTTCAAATACTGGATATCCTATCAATAAAAGCAAAGATGCCATACATGGTTACATTAAAAAACATTTTTATAGAATACGGATTACAATACCCATGAAAATATCACCAGTCCAACAGAGAATAGATCAACAACGGATCAGACACCAACAAGACAAGATTCGAAATGAGCACCAAGAGTATATTAGAAAAGCAAATCAAAAGAGAACCGAGCATCCAAACAAAGGTAAAAGGATAGACGTTTATGTATAATAATGATATTGATGAATATGTGAAAGAACTAGAGCAAGAAATAATCCGCCTTAAGGAGATTATAGAGGGCCTGACAAATACCGAGGAGTTAAATCCTCAAGCGGTATTTGCATTCCCTAGCCCACCAAGGATTGATAGATGAAAAAGTGGCAAGAAAAAGAATACTCTCAATGGGTATATTATGATGATATTGATGGTAAAATCATAGGCGCATCCTACAAGGTCGGCACTCAGAACAGTATATGGGGAGCCAAGATATACAAAGAAACCGAGTATATTCTAGGTACCTTTATTGATTCAGATTATGCTAGGAGAGCGGTAGAAATCTATTGGGACGTTGAAAGCAGGACATTATTAAATGAGTAAGATAGCCTTAAACAAAAGCGATATAGAAGAAATCACCAAAGTATTAAATGCCCATGAAATACAATATTTCAATCTGGTATATAAACAAAATTCTATTGGATATTGTATTGACTTGGAGTATAATACCGCAATCAATGGTACAATGTGCAAAGTGGTAGTGCCAGTCGTGGGAGTAGAAGAATGGTAAATCCTATCACAGTATTAATAATCGCATTATATAATCTATGCCTATTTGCGGGAACAGCGTATCTTATCATAGAATACGATTGGTCAGCATGGTGGTTCCTATTGACTGTGGGGATAATGAGTATGTACAGAAGCGAAAAGAAAGATGAATAAATTTTATGTTTACATGTACCTAAGAGAGGACGGTACGCCATATTATGTGGGTAAAGGAAAAGGTAAGAGAGCGTATAGTGTAGCAAGAACTATACCAAAACCTTCTAAAGATAGAATAGTATTTCCTTACACCAATTTGACGGAAGAAGAATCCTTTCAACGGGAAAAAGAATTAATAGCTGAATATGGTAGAAAAGATAATGGCACTGGAATATTAAGAAATCTCACAGATGGTGGTGAAGGAGCATCTGGAGTATTAGTATCCGAAGAAACAAGAAAAAAAATATCACTTGCTGGAAAAAATCCATCGGCCGAGACAATAGAAAAAAGAAAACGAGCCTTTGCTGGATATAAACATTCTCCTGAATCTAGGGCCAAAATTACAGAAGGTCAGTTAAAACGATTTAGTATTAATCCATTTCCAGATGAAACGAAAAAGAAAATAAGCCAAACTAGTAAAGGAAGAAAAAAATCACCTGAGACAAAGGCGAGAATGTCTCAATCAAGAATGGGAATGAAAATATCAGAAGAAGGAAGAAAGAAAATAAGCCAAAGTTTAATGGGAAGAAAATTATCACAAGAACATAAAGAAAAGTTAAGTAAATCTCATTTAGGCAAACTAATCGGTTATAAACATTCTTCCGAGACTAGAGCCAAAATAAGCCAAGCGGGGTTGGGAAGAAAACAATCACCCGAACATGTGGAAAAAAATAGAAAGAAATCGTTAGGCAGAAAACATACTCCCGAGACTAGAGCCAAAATGAGCCAATCACACAAAAAAAGATTGAATAAACAGTCCACTGGATTAGCTAATTTCCTGAGCGATTAACGCACCGCAACCGAACTAGCGAGAAATGCCAGCTATAAAGACATGCCCTAAGTGTGGGATCACTCACAAAAAAAGAGGACCATTCTGCGGGTACTCCTGTGCCAATGCCCGTGAACAAACGCCAGAGATCCGACAGGCCAAGAGTGAGAAACTAAAAGCATATCACCAATCGCCAGAAGGCCTTGCAACGGCCTCAATGAGCCGAGACTTTATGAGAGCCATTAACAGAGAGAGGGCCAATGACCGAAGCGGCGAATACACCTTAAAGGACGAAGACTGGATGCTTGACATTCCGGTACACCATGATGAAGATAACGGAGATACATATAGCGACGGAAACGATATATGGAGATCCTAATGAAGACACTAAAGCACACCTGCGACAACTGCGAGGCCCAATTTAAAATAGTATACGATGGCGACCAAGCGCCAGATGATCCAACCTTTTGCCCATTCTGTAGCGAATACATAATGGAAGAGAGTGAGGATTCCGATGACTTGGACCTATAACAATGAGAGCGTGAGTGATGAAGTGATTGGCGATGCATACGGGTTCGTTTATATCATAGAGAATTTGACTAATGGGCGCCGATACATTGGGCGCAAATACTTGACTAAGGCCGCATACAAAACCGTAAAGGGCAAGCGAAAGAAGATCCGTAAAGCAAGCGATTGGGAGACCTATTGGGGTTCTAATAAGATGCTGATAGAGGATGTGAAGAACCACGGCGAAGATAATTTCACACGAACCATTGTGCGGTTTTGTCGTAATCGCTCCGAGTGTTCATATTGGGAAACTCACTATATCTTTGCATTGGGCGCCCTGCTGAGTGATGCATTCTATAACGAGTGGGTGACTTGCAAGATATCAAAGAAGAATTTAAAACAACCCGGAATAACCTAATGGCCATAAGCGTTTGGAGAGGTCTTTTTCGGATATCCATCTCCAATGAGCATTGTTGCACCGGACGTAGGCGCCATGCTTAACCTTCAATTATAACACGTTTTCCCGCATTTGTCAACACTTGACAGGATTATCTTTTTGTGGTATAATTAATCTTTACGGAGAATTACTCATGGATGAAACGCAATTAAAATCCCTTTTAGAAACTCTAGCGGACCTTTCCCTAGAGGGAGAAACCTTTCAGATTTGCCATGCCGCTCTGCGCCTGCAGACTGCGCTGATTGACCATTATCAGCCTGATTGAAGTTTACCAAAAATAACACTTGACAAGTCTTGTAATACTTTTGTATAATGGGGCTGTGGGGCTTTCAGATAATTACTTGATTATTTTAGTCTGGTATTACTTGACATAAGTACCAGTCCTGTTATACTGTATACATGTTGAAAGAGAAATCAAATATGAATTCAGATGTTAAACCTTTCGTATTCGGGTTTGTTTATGCACTAGCCCTTGCTGTGCTGGTGCTTGACTTGATGGTTTGGAGATCCCTATGAGCCGCATGTCCGACTTAGCTATTGATATCCAATGTGATTTGGAAGAAGGAATACTTTCGTTTGCAGAAATTGCAGCCAAGTATGAGGTACCCGTTACATGGGTTGTTGAAGTCCTGGAGATTTGTAATGAATAAGATTTACTTTGCGGAAAAATTCGAATTGGCTCCTGGGAAATTCGTGATGAAATTCTCCTGTTCTGACCTGAAGGCTGTTCGCACCGAACTATCACCTTGGGCTAGGTCATCTTTTGAAAACGATACGCTTAGTTCCATACGGGAACGTATTGCTTTGTCGTTACAAAAAGTCGGTTTTGAAGTGCAAAGTATAAACTTTGATTCTATGTCTATCACAGCCATCAAAAAGTAATACCTTTGCTGTAATTGACTTTTACCAGGATTCTGGTATAATAGATTACATGAAAAGCAGAAAATTAAGATCCGACAGAAATCATGTTCTATACCGCGTCACCTGTGTAGATACCGGTGATTCATACATTGGTGTTACAGTAGCCAAAGGGCATGCATTTGTGAGATCCGTCAAGGTCCGTTGGCAAAAGCATGTTAGTCGGGCTAAGTGTGAAAACAAGGCTTGGGCATTTTGTGAGGCTCTCCGTACTCTGGCCGAATGCGAATGGCGTTATGAAGTACTGGATGTGGTACGTGGTCGTAAACCAGCGCACCAAAGTGAGCGAGCACTAATTGACCTGTTTGAACCCACTTTGAATACTTTTTAACTACAGCAAAAAAGTCAAGTATTGGTTGACAAAACTCCAAAACCTGGTATAATTAACCCATAGATTGATTGATAAGGAAACCGAAAATGACAAACCTCCAAATTACCCTTGCTAACTTGCAAAGCGAGTACCAGCGAAATTTTGAAATTAACAAGTCCCTGCGAGTGCAGATCCAAGACTTGAAATTTCAGGTCTCTAAAGAAAAGGCTTTCGCTAAGGTACTCCGTCAGAGTGCTAAGGCTCAAAAGTTAGCGGCCCGTGAAGCGAAAAAAGCGGCTCGGATTGAAGCGATGGAAAAGAAATTGATGGCGCTTAGAATGCGTTAAAGGAGTTTATTGTGGAAGATTTTGTAAGAGTTGAAGATATGATAGAGGCGCTGAGAGCATTGCCTGCTGGCGCTAGACTGGTGGTGACGCATTCTGGTTATTACTGTTACAATGAGTTGGCAGGTGTGTGTATGCCGGAAGCATATACGATGGATTCAGACGAAGGCGGTCTTTCCGAAGGGGAAGTAGTGTATCGGCTGGGCCATTCGCACCAGTCTTATTGATTGATTCCCTGATGCTAGGCAGGTTAAGGCCTAGCAGTCCTATCCCAAGGATCACCAACACTAGAATGTTGGGCCGATGAGCATCGCAAGCCTTACCACGGGTGCCGATGGACGAGAATTTGGGAAGCAGTAGTTAGCAGTGGGAGACTTTGGTCGAATTGGATAAACCTTTTTTTAAAATGGAGAAAATTATGCGAATGCGTAAACGTGATGCGTATGGAGAAATCCATACTCGGTTGATTGATGGCTATGGATATCCCACTGGTAGTACTATGTTCCTGTACATTGTGCAAAAACACCAGGGATTGAATTTTGCTGATGCCAATAAGATGATTGAGCAGGAATTGAAGTTCCTACGGAATACTTCAAAACCTAACAAAAACATCGGCGCCATCTTTGAAATGGAATAATACTTGACTGGAAAAACTGAGAACTTTCGTAGTATATTGACAAACCTTGGATTCCTGGTATAATTAACCCATAGATTGAAAGAAAAGAGGAAAAAGATGAATTACGGAATGTTCTCGGAAGAAGGAAACCTTGCTGTTCATGGTATTGTGTTGTACCATAAAGCGATTAAAAGTCCTTGGCTTGTTGTCTACCAAAACCTGTGCGATTTGGCCGATGCAAATCCTAACATGTTTGGTGAAGCTACCGACACCGAAGTGCGTGAAATGGTTTATATTGCTGTTGGTGCGGCTAATGAGGACTTCTATGTGTGAAGCCTTTAGAGGTTATAAAGATATCCCTAGTCAGGTCGTGGCTAGGGACTTGAAATCCAAGGGTATCTCTTACTACAGTTGGTATCCTGCAAATGGTTGCATTGGCGTTACCTACGGAAATGTTAGTTGTTACTACTATGTCCGTGACGGTAAAATTGTTGATATAATTTTTGATTGAGGGTTTTTCATGTCTAAATTGTACATTTTCACACAAAATTACGAGAATTATGGCGATGAGGAAAACCCTCGCTGGAAAGCAAAGGGCGGTTCGGACTACTTTGTGCCGGACTTCAATGGAGACGAGGCTACCACTGTGATGCTGGTCCGTGACCAAATTGAGTGTAATAATGCGTTTTACCAAAGCTCCATTCTGGGCTGGGAAGTAGTACCTAATGACTACATGACTGAATACGAGAAAAGCCAACTGGACTACGAAGGAAGTATTCGTTTTCCTACCCGTGTCATTTCCATAAATCCTTAATAATTATATCCCCATGTACTACATTACACTTAATACATTAGTGTTACATGGGGTTTTCGCCCATATCTGAATGGGTTCTAATGTATATCAGAGGAGCGCAGTTTTTTGATACATTTGTATTAGTCGTAAAAAAACAACTTGTGGTATATTTTGCTTGACATTCCTGCCCATAGTGCTATACTATACCCATAGATTGATAGAAAAGCGAAGGAAAAAAAATGTTGTTAACTCTCTTAGGTGTTTTTGTTGCTCTGGTTCTTGTCGGAGTTGTTGTTAGTTCTTCCGTAACCTC